ATTATTGATGATTGTACATAATCAAACAAATATTTTTTAACACAAGGCATAGCTAAACGAAATTTACTTGCTGATCGTATTGTGTTCCAACTATAACGAATACGAGTAGTCTCGTTATATTTTCTATTTGTTGCAAACTCTAATAATCTATCTAACAATCTTATTCTTAATTGATAAGGTAGATAATGCATATTTAATCCTATAAACCCATCTGGTGTTGCGTCAAAAGGAAACACCAAAGGGAATTGATCGTAATAAGGTAGCTTGTCTTTTGTTTTTGCATCATAAAAATACATATATAAATTTCCTGGAATAATAGTTGATGCAATACGATTATTCCCATCAGGTCTTATTAATGTTGTTGGTACAATTCTAGAAGTTCTTAATTTATTCGCTTCTTTTTGAAACCAATTTAATGACTTTGTTAATATAGATTTATCTTGTCTATATTTGTCATATATATCTTGTGCTGATTGTCTTGGTCTTGCCATACATCTATTTATTTAATATATTGTAAACCTAAATCTTTTTCTGTTAAAATAATGAAACTTTGAGCCCTATTTGCTGCGTATTCACTTGCAGCTTTCCATTTAGCTGTATTTACTATAAAAGTCTCACATTCCTTTAGATATCTTCTTGATTGTTTTCCTGGATATACTGGTGTTTGTGTCTGAGAATATGGTTTGATTTCAACTAAATAAGTCTTAAGAGTAGATGTTTGTTTATCTTTTACAGTTATAGTAAAGTCAACAAAATATCTATGAATTCGATTATCTAATGGTGAACGATAAGGAACAATAACTTCTTCACTCTTCCAAGAAACGACTGAAGGGTTTTTATCGCACCAAAGAGCGAATTTTGTTTCCCAAGATGAACGAAGATAAATCTGTGTATGATCTCCTGCGTATTTCTCTGGATGTATTGGTTTGTATCTTCTTGTGTGAAACATAGTAATAAATAAAAAGGTCAATTCTATTTATATGGCAATTTCAAATACAACTCCTTCAGCTAACTTCGGCGACTATGGAGATCATTTATACAAAACAAAACAGTATATGTATCCTAACGATCTACTCTCAGTAGATCCTTCAAAGAATGAATATGGTAATCAGTACATGATGATTTATATTAACATCACAGCAGATTCAGTATTCACAAGAAGCGATGACAGAGGTGGTGCTATACCAAATGTCACATCAAGAGTAGGAAAAGAATTATCAGGATTAAAAAATTTAGGTAATAAAAGTTTGGGAAGTATTATTACAACAGGAGTTGGAACATTAGGTGCATTAGGTGTAGGTATCACTTCTGGATTGACAGGAGTTGGTGGAATTGGTGCTGGATTACTTGCTTTAGGCGGTACAGCTTTTGTAGCCTCTGACACTATCGCTGGTTCATTTGGTAAACCAAGAAAAAGATTACAAACTGCAATCGCATTACATATACCAAATAACATAGCAATAAATTATGGTGTGACATATGGTGAAGCATCAGCTGATGTAGCGGAACTGGCTGGTAGAGGTTTAAATAAAGTTATTGGTGCAAAATCAGATTTAACAAAATCAGGAGAAGTTGATGCTAAAGGATTAGATTTAGCTTTAGCAGGTGGTTTAAAAGCAATAGGAGGTACTGACACTGGTAAAGTTGTTGGAAAATTAGCAGGTCTAGCTTTCAACCCTAAGAAAGAACAAATATTTGAAGGAGTACCTTTTAGATCATTTACTTATAATTATGAATTTTATCCACGAAGTGAAAACGAAGCTGAGAATGTAAAAAGAATTATAGACGAATTAAAATATCATATGCATCCAGGATTTAAAGATAATGCTGGATTCGTATTCGAATATCCTGCTGAATTTGATATATTCTTTATGCATAGAGGAGTAGAGAATAGATTTATTCATAGACATAGATCAGCTGTATTAGAATCAATGAGTGTAAACTATGCACCGAATGCTCAATATAGTACTTTTCAAAATGGATCACCAACATCATATTCAGTAGCTTTAACATTTAAAGAAGTTTCTATTATTACTAAAGATGCATTAGAACAAGGTGAAGTTCAGCGAAGAAATACTAATGCTAATTTTTCTTCAGGCTTTGGTGCTAGTTCTGACACATTTTAATTAAGGAGATAATTATGTATTTTAAAAGGTTTCCTACAATATATTATACGTTAAGAGAAAAAAACGTAGATGTATTTAAAATAGTCACAGATATAACAACTAATGTTAGAATTAGAAAGCAAGCACTTTCTAATATAACTCTTTGGGAATATTATGATATACGTGAGGGAGAAACACCTGAGATTATTGCTGAAAAGTTTTATAAAGATGCTACATTACATTGGACAATTATGTTAGCTAATAATCGTTATAATGTTTATGATGATTTTCCTTTATCATATAATCAGTTAATGTTATATGTAGATAAAAAATATCCTGGAACACAAAACTCAATTAAAGAATACAGAAAAGATGGATTTGTAGTTGATAGTACTGTGATTGGTGCTGTAGGAATTACAAATAAAGATTATGAAACTGAAAAGAACGAAGCTAAAAGAAGAATTAAAATTATAGCACCATCTTTAATTCAAGCAGTTGTTCAAGAGTTAAAAGATTTAGTTGGCGAATCAAATAATTTAAATACTACATTATAAAGAATAATTATGGCATTTTCTGATAAATTAACACAAGCAGGCGATACTGATATAAGGAAAATGGAATTGGTTGGTAAATATTCAACCATTAATTTAATAGGTATGTTTAGCAATTTAAATATCTATGAAGATTTATTTTCGCCATTCATTACAGGATCACTTCTTTTAGTAGAATCATACGATTTAATTAACAAGCTTCCAATTATAGGTGAAGAGTTTCTTGTATTAGATATTACTACTCCTGGATTTGAAAAAAGAATTAATGGTAAATTTTATGTTTATAAAGTATCTGATAAATCAACAGTACGTGATAAACTATCAATGTACACATTAGAATTTATTTCAATAGATGCTGTTCGTGATCTTAATATTCGTTTAAATAATGCTTGGTCTGGGTTTTGTTCTGATCTAGCAGATAAATTAATAAGAACAGATAATCAAGGATTATTAACAGATAAACAAGTTTTAGTAGAAGAATCAATTAATGGTATAAAGTTTGTTGCGAATAATTGGAGTCCTGTTAAAACATTAAATTATATTGCTGAAAAAAGTGTAAATAAAAATGATATTTCTTCCTATATGTTTTATGAAAATCGTGATGGGTTTAACTTTATTTCTTTACATTCTCTTTATGCTGGGAATCCCATTCAAGATTTTATATTTGATAATTATGAAAGAACTGAAACAAACGTTGGCGATACTATAAAAGACGTAGAACAAGATTTTAAAAGAATACTTACTCTGAATATTCCTGAAGGATTTGATTTTATAGATAGACTTTCTAAAGGTATGTTTACTTCTAATCTTACAAGTTATGATATGGTAACAAAAAGATTCAAAAGACAATATTTCTCATCTCAAGAACAATTCAATAAAATTCCACATTTAAATAAGTTCCCATTAAACAGCACAGAAGTTGTTTCTGCTCCAGATAGTTTAGTATATAATAAAATAAAACACACAGCTATGCATAATGGTTTTGATGATGTATCAAATAGTGATAAGTTTCTTTTTAGATTATCAGCACTCGCAAACACACAAGGATTTAAATTAAAGATTACAACGCTTGGAAGAACGGATTATACAGCAGGCAAAGTTGTTAAAGTAAAAACATTTAGAGTAGAGACTGTTAATGATAAATCAAATGATATGGTAGATCCTACTTATTCAGGCAATTATTTAATTTCTGCGATTAATCATAATATAAATGGTGAAAGTAAACACACTTGTACTTTAGAATTAATTAAGGATAGTTTAAGCCAAGGACTGGGAGAATTAGCATAATGAAATTATTTATTGGTAAAGTTGAAAACAGAAACGATCCTTTAAAACTTGGTAGATGTCAAGTGAGAGTAATGGGTGTTCATGATGAAAACCCTGCAATACTTCCTACAATAGATTTACCATGGGCTATGCCTATATCACCAGTCAATTCAGCAGCAAGTGCTGGTATTGGTGTATCGCCAACAGGAATAGTTTTAGGAAGTATAGTTCTTGTCACATTCACTGATAAAGATGATCAAACTCCAGTCATACTTGGTACAATTGCAGGTGTTCCACAAAATCAAAATAATTCTTTAGTTCTTAAACCATCTGATAGAAAAGGAAATGCAAACACAGCAGTAAAAATTGGTTCTGATGGTGTATCAAAACTTGTATCAGGTAAAATAGATTCAAATGTAAACATAATTAATGCTGTAGCCACAAAAAGTGGTGGCAATGTACAAACAGCAGCACAAGTATCTGAAGATTCTAAAGCTTTATTAAAAGGAGATTTAGAGATAGAAAAAGCAAGACCACTTTCTACTTTCTCTGTGACAGACACTACAGTAAAAGATATTATAGCAAACACACCATTCACAGCAGATGCTGTACAAATTACAAATGCTGCTGGTGATGTAGTTAAAACTGTAATCGGTTATGGTCAAGATACATTTCAAGGAAAAGCAGTCACAACATCATTTCCTGGAAGTATAGATATAGCTACAGCACAAACTGAATTTAAAAACTATTTACAAACAGATGTAGCTGATAAACTTACAAGTGTTGTAAGAGCACCAGTGTCACAAGAAATGTTTGATTCATTAGTAAGTGTTGCATCTGATATTGGTGTAAAAAATTTTGCTAATTCTTCTATTCCCAAGTTAATGAATTCATTAGACTATCAAGGAGCAGCAGGTGCTATTCAAGGAATAATGAGTGAAAAGAGTTTTGATAATATATTAGGTGGTGTCACATCAGGATCTTTGGGTTCTTCTATTACAACAGGAAAAGAATTATTTTCTAACTTAACATCAGGAACAGATTTAACTGGAACAATTACAGGTTCAATTCAAAATATTTCAGGAAACCTTTTAAATAATTTGGGTGGTAGTGCTCAATCTATAACTTCAAATTTAACCAACATAGCAGATGGTTCTTTATCAAATGTGACAAACGTATTATCTAATTCAGGTATTGGAAATATTTTAAATAGTTCAACTGGTATCGCAAATATATCAAATGTTTTAAACACGACAAATATTGGTGCTTCAGTGACAAATATATTAGGTGGTGTGAGTGGGAACATCTCCTCTGCTATATCAAATATAACATCAGGTAATATATCAAATTTACTCGGAGGATTTGGTGGATTTAACCTTGGTGGTATTGGTGGAAAATTATTTGGTGGTAAATCATCAACTAAAAAAGCAAGACGTGCAGCAGCAGCAAAAAAATTTACTTCAGTTGGAGTGCCAAATTTAGGAGGAACATTATTTGATGAGAACACTGCATATGTAAAGCCAATTTCTGATAATGGTGAATTTGGTAATGCTGGTCTTGTTTCAAATCCAGCATCAGGATCTTTTGGTGTTGCTTCAGGATACTTAGAATATGTAAATGAGCCAGACACATCTAGATTATCACGTCATGAGAATATAGATAAAACTTCAGTCTATGTAAAAGAATCAGCAAGAGCATTAGGAATTGAAAGATTTAATTATGACACATGGGATCAGTGTGAAATACCTTACAATGCTGAATATCCTTTTAATAAAGTTGTTGAAACTGAACGAGGACATGTATTCGAATTAGATGATACACCAAATGCTGAACGAATTAATATATTCCATAAACGTGGTAGTTGGATGGAATGGGATCATAATGGTACATTAACTGATCGTGTAGTAGGAGATCGTTATTCAATTAGTGAAAGAAACACTTATGAATTAGTTGGTGGAACAAAAAATTTAACAGTATATGGTGAATTAAATGCTGTGCTTCAAGCTGGAGCAAAAATAAGAATAGATGGTCCAGGAGAAGTTGTAATTAATAATGATTGTAAAGTGACAGTTGCTGGAGACATGAATTTAAATGTAGGTGGTGAATTTAGATTAATTGCATCACAAATAAGAATGGAATCAAAAGGAATGGCTACATTAGGTGCAGCACAAGTTTTAGAATTAGATGGTAGTAAAGTTGATATAGCAAATGGCTTTACACCATCAGGATTAGCATTAACATCAAATGAAATAATTGATACTCAAATGCCAGTAATACCTGAACTACAAGTCAATTCAAGATCAGCAAGAGAATTCTTTGTGTATGAAGTTCCAGACGAAGGAGATGCTCAAACTCATCGTGAACGTCAAGTACAACGTGGTTTATATATTCGTAAGAATTTAGATTTAGGTGATGTTTCTGTTAAAACTACACCAACAGTTAAATCAGATATTGCAGCAGCAGAACAAAAATGCGAATACATTTATGGATTATCTACCTATGAACCAAGCTTACAATTATCTGCTCGTATTCAATTAGGAGCATTAAATCGAAATGGTGGTATTCCTATTATTTCACAAATGGGAGTAGAACCAAAACAAATAGTTTGTAATTTAAAAGGAATGGCAACATATCTTATTGAACCAATGAAAGATTTATTCAAAAACGTTTTAATTATAAATGGATATAGAAATAACCAAATTCAAGCAGGATCTCCTGAAACATCTCAACATTATACAGGTGAAGCTGTTGATATTATATTTTCAAGCTGGAATCGTGCTCAACATTATCAAGCAGCAATAGATTTAGCTTTATCTTTACCTTATGGATTTGATCGTATAGTGTTATCGTATGCAGGTAAAAAATCAGTTTGGTTGCATTGTTCATGGAAATATTCAGGAAATAGATTCGAAACATTTACTATGAGAGATCATTTAAAAGTATCAGATGATTTCTCTTTAATACCAGAGGTTGGATAAATATGCCATTAGCAGCAGTAGCAACAACACTATCATTTGGACATGGTTGTTTTCCACCAACTTTACCAATTGGTCCTTTTGCAAGTAAAACTTTTATACAAGGTTTACCTATTCCATTGACTTTATATACAATGTATCTTACACATGTTTGTGGTATTGTAGTGCATCCTTCACCAAGTAGATTAGTAGTGATTGGCTCTTTAAAATGTAATATTGAGGGACAACAAGCTGTA